AAGGGAATTTAAAAGAGTATTAAAAAAGAACAAAAATATAACAAAAGAAGAATGGGATAAATATGCAAATGAAAATATTTTCTTTAGCTCAATAACATTACAAGCACATAAAGATGTAAGAGATTTCGAAAGCTTAAAAAGACTATATTGTAAATAAAAATCTATAGTAATAAATAAAATATATTAAACAATAAGTGCTGACTATAAAAATGTACGATATATCAAAATATCAAATAAAACATTTTTTATATATAGTCAAAAGCTCTTATTTTTTTAAATTTTTCAGTATATCAAATCTGACCAGTCAAATTAATCATAAAAAATAAAAATCGCCATATTTCAATACTTATAGCGATTTTTAATAACCTTGTGTTACTAATGTGTTACTAACTATTTGACACTAGATAGATTAATTTTCTTTCTTTATAAGATATTAATTCAATAGACTCCTTCAATTCTTGTAAGGTTTTATGAGTATATACTTTTTCACCTGTTCCTCCATTTTTATGTCCCATGATAAGGTCCTTTGTAACAGTTCTAACCTGTCTTCTATCTAGCTCACTTTCTACAGTATGCCTTGCGTCATGAGATGTGTGTTGTATATTTAACTTTGCCATGTAGTTGTTAAACATAACACGGTATTTAGCGTATGGAAGTCTTTTGTCACCATACATAAACAAAAATTCATTCTTAGAATTGTAATATTTTTTAATAATAGGTTTAATAAGATGATGAATAGGTATAACTCTATTTTTACCAGAATTTGTTTTTAATCCTCCTCGCATATAGTCCTCTTTTAAGTCTATATTTTTAGTAAACATGAACAATAATTCTTCTATTCTCATACCTGTGTAAAGAAGTATTAAACAGATATCTCTAACTAAAGCTTCCTCTTGAGTGTCTGTTTTATCTTTCCATATCATTTCAATTTCTTCGTTAGTGAAAGGAAGTCTAGGTTTAGTATTTTCAAAATTAAAATCTATTTTATTAACATGTTTAGCATATGTCTTAGATATAATATCTTTTTGCTCAGCATAATCGTCTAATTCTAAAAATAGATATCTTAACCTTTTTGCTTTTTTAGGAGAAGTTGCACAATTAATTACTTGTTGAAAATCTACAGTTCTTAAATTAACATATGGAATATTGTGAAGTGTTTCGGCTTGTTTAAAAGCAGATTTTCTTACATACATAGTATCAGATGTAAATTTACCTTTTGCTTTCATATGTGTTTCACGTTCTAGTGCAATTTCGTCTTTAGTAGGGAAATTTAGTTTTGCATATTCTTCATATACTTGTTTAAACGTATAATTTGTTCTATCTGTTAAATCTATATTATTATTTTTAATAAGTATCTTAGAAGGAAGTTCAATAAACTTTATTACTTTATTATAAATTTCTTCTTTTACATATATATTGTAAGGTGTATTATTGTAATCTCTTAAGCAAATATGAGCATCTAATTCTTCCTCAAAAAAACCCAGAAAATAATATACAGGATAACCGTTTACATTATAACCTATAGTAATTCTTGCTCCGTATGGATTTAGACGATTTCCAGATAGTTTAATTACACTACCATATTTATATTTTCTTTTCTTCATAAAAAAACCTCCATTTTCAAATTTACACTTGAAAATGAAGCTACATATGTTATAATACATATGTAGTCACTTTCGAGTGTCTTTCGGAAAAATAAATGTATCGGGTTGTGGTGATTTTGATAACATTTATTTTTCTTTTTTATATTAAACTAATATACCATATTTTTCAGTATAAAAGTCAATACAATCATTCATATACTCACAGTCTACATTGAAGTAATCTGCCAAATCATACAAATTAAAACCTTGCATGATCTTTTCTTTTAATTTTTGAAGCGGAACTAGAACAGAATAAGCCCACTTTAATGCCCTATACTCACATTTATCTTTTAATATTTTATCAGAATCTAGATAATATAAAGCATTGCAATAATAATGTCCAAGTTCTTCTGCTAATATTTCTTTTTCTTCTATAGAATTTTCTATTTTTGAATTATCTAAAGCTATAGAATAGCTGTTTTCAATTTCAAATATTCTAGCTTTAACATTATTCCATTTATAGTTAAAAATGTCTATTTTTTCATTCTCGGCTATTTTATACATATCTAAAACTTCCATTTGAAACTCCAATTATTTATTTTTTCTTTTTTTCTTTTTATTCTTTACAAATTCTACAAAACGATTTATTTCTTCAATATCTTCTTCATCTAGTCCGTCTATATTTATTCCATTATGAGAAGCATAACGAAAGTCTGTTCTTTCCATAGGAACATCTAATCCCATAAGCCAAGCTTCATTTACATTTAATGCTTGAGCAAGTAAATATACGCCATCTTGTTTAGCTTCATATTTACCATTTATATATTCACTTAAAGAAGATTTTGATATTCCAGTTTTTTCAGACAACTCTGTTGCTTTCAAATTTCGTATATGCATAGCTGTATTCAATCTATTAGCAAATGTATCTACTAATCCGTTCATAATAATACCTCCACATATGTATTATAGACGACTTTCCGAAAAAAGACAATATTTTTTTGAAAAAAAATTAAGAAAATCGAATTTTTTTCGAAAAAAGTATTGACATTAAAAAATGTAAATGATAATATAGCCATAGTTCGAGAACACGAACAGAGAAAGGAGGTAATTTTAATTTGAAATCTTGTTTAAAAATTAATTATGATAAGTTAAAAGGAAAAATAAGAGAAGTTTTAGGAACTCAAGGAAAATTAGCAGAACAACTGAAACTAGATGAAACAACAGTTAGTAATAAGTTAAATTGTAATACTTATTTTACTCAAAAAGAAATTTTAAAAATATGTCTACTTTTAAATATTAAATTAGAAGAGATACCAGAATATTTTTTTAAACAAAAAGTTCGAGAAAACGAACAAAACTTACCACAACCTGATACAAAATTATAAGTAAGAAAGAAAGAAGGTGACTATATGCAAAAGAAAAATACTATGAGTGTTACGGATACAGCAAAAATTATAGAAAAAACAGCACAGTATGTAAGATTAGGATTACAACAAGAAAGATTGCCGTTTCGGAAGTGCAGTACAAAAAGAGAATGGTAGATGGAGTTATAACATAATAACTAATAGAGTTTATGAATATATGGGTAGAAAGGCAGGTGAGTAGAGATGGAGGAGATTGAAAAAAGTTTAACAGAAATAATAGAAGAACAATTAAAACAATGCAAAAATAGTAAAACAGTACCAAGTAGGGAAGTACTTGATACTATACATGTTTTAATAAATATTAAGAATTGCTATTAGATTTATTAAATCTGATTTTGCTTGTAATATCACTAATATTACTATTGATTTCTTCATATGCAGATACATAAATTTTAGCAATTTCAGAAGGAGTTTTTCCTTTTAAATCTTGATTTTGAGTATATAAGAATGCAAGTGCTTGAGTTCTGTTAGAAGGAAAACTATTTAAATTTACATCATTAGACATTTATAATTCACCTCGCTTTCGAGGTAATTATATAAATAAAAAATTTAAAAGTAAAGGAGATGATACAAATGACAAAAAGAGAGCAAAGATTAGTAAGACAAGCTCAAATAAGAGCTGTTAAATGTACATTAGGACTAATTACATTATACAGTTTAAGTTTAGCGGGAATAGTTTATATGTTTATGAAATAAAAAAGGAGAGATGAAGAATGTTTAATATTTTTGGAAGAACAAAAACAATAGTGAGACAAGGCGAAAAGATAAAAAGACAAGAAGACTTAATAAGTGAACAAAATGAAGAGTGGGCAGTATTATACACAGAAAATAAAGAATTAAGATTTGAAAATGAAGAATTAAAGTTTAACAAAGACATAGCTGAAAGAAGAAATGTCGAATATGCAAGAATGATAAAAGCTATTGCAGATGAATTAAATACTAATCAATACAACAGTGTTGAAAACTTAACAAACAAAATAAAAAGTATGCTATGTGTCGGCAAACATTTCTAGCATACTAATAAAGAAATTATATAAATACTCTTTATGTAATTATAGCATAAAGAAGAACAGGAGTCAAATATGGAAGAAAAAGAAGACTTAAAGTATGAAATTATACAGCTGCATATATGTCTAGAACATCTAAAAAACGCAAAAAACAGCTTAAAAGATACAGGAGAATATACAGACAAGGTATATGAGAAAATACATAATTTAATAGAAGAAATAAACAATTTAAAAATTAATAAAGAAATTGAATTGATTAAATTGGAGGAAATGGATTGATGGAAGAATGTAAAAAAGTTACTGATTTGACTAACAAAGAACTAGTACAAGAACTTAAACTAATAGACGAAAAAATAAAGAATGAATACAAAATAATAAGTACATACAGAAGTAAAAATCAAGAAATACAAGAAGAAATTTTAAAAAGATTCAAGGGAGGAAATTAATATGTTAGCAAAAAAAGCGACATTAGATGATGTTAATTTAAAAATAATGATTTGGGGAGAAAGCGGAAGTGGTAAAAGTAGATTTGCATTATCTGCACCGAATCCGATTGTAGTAGATCTGGAAGGAAGTACAAGATTGTATGCAAATGAGTTTGATTTTTGGAAAGCTGAAATTGATAAAAACAATCAACAAGCTATAAATTCTGCAACATTAACTAAAAATTTAATAAAAGAAATTTTAGAAGGAAATTACAGTGATAGAAAAACTCTAGTAATAGATCCTGTCACGGACTTGTTAGATTGCATAGAAGAAATATGTTCTAGAGAGTATGAAAAAAAGATAGGAAAAAGAGTAGACACATTAAATCCGGTGCAAAAAACGAAATGGTATGCATACAGAAGAGATACATCTAGAAAAATGTTAAATCAATTAAAAGATGTACCGATGAATTTAGTATTAGTAGCAAGAGCAAAAAATGTATGGGATACAATAGACGGAAAAATGCAACCGGCTGGGCTTACGTATGATGCTCTAGAAATAACAGAGTACTTAATGGATATAGTAATACAATTAGAAAAAAATGGAGATGAAACAAAAGCTATTGTAAAAAAATCAAGGTTAGGAAATTTACCCAAAATACTAGAAGTAAAGAATTTCAACTCTATATTAGAAGCACTGAATAATCCAAAAAAAATAGCAGAAAAAAATAAAAATGAAATGGAGGAAAAAATAGATGAACAAAGTTGAATTAATAGGAAGATTGACAAAGGATGTAGATGTTAGATACACACAAACAACAAATACATTAGTAGCAAATTTTACACTAGCTGTAAATAGAAGATTTACAAAACAAGGAGAAGAAAAACAAGCAGATTTTATCAATATCATAGCTTGGGGAAAAACTGGAGAATTTTGCAGTAAATATTTTAGTAAAGGTCAACAAGCAGCTGTTGTAGGAAGAATACAAACAAGAAATTGGGATGATGAGCAAGGTCAAAAACATTATGTAACAGAAGTAATAGCAGAGGAAGTATATTTCGCAGGTGATAAAAAAAATAGTTTTGAAGGAGCAAACACAACTTGCACAAGTAACACAAATTACGAGATTATTGAAGGAGACAATTTACCATTTTAGGAGGTAAAAAATGAAAAGTGAATTTGAGAAAATATGTCCAGAAGATTTTGAACAATTTAGAGAAATATCAAGACGCTTTCAGAATGTTCAAATGGAAAATGCAGAAGAATTATTTCAAATTAGTATAGATAGTTGGCTACTTGCTACAAGATGGTCAGAAATTCAATCTAATGCGTGTAAAATAGCACAAGAACATAGAATAACTAAAATGGATTTTCAAAACTGGGCATATCAAAAGTATAGACAGTTACAAGAAATGCATATCACCTGCAGAAGTTGGTTTAGATTAGCAAAAGAAGACGAAAAATTATTAAGAACTATGGAGGGAGTATGATTGTAACAGATTTAAGTAATAGTTTTAATCCTTGCCCTAAAAATATAACAAAAAAAGAAAAGGTTAAAACAAGGATTAAGCAAAAAAGTAATAAGTTAGCAAAGAAAGAAAAAGATAGATTTAGTATTTTGCAAAAAGAAGATGGTAAATGTTTTGTATGTAAAAGAAAATTTAAAGAATTAGATAAGCATGAAGCTTTTGGTGGCTCAAATAGACAAAAAAGTATTGAACATAGATTAGTATATTACCTTTGTAGAAAATGTCATCAAAAAGCTGATTTGGATAAAAATACGAGGCAAGATTTACATGATTATGCAAGAGAAAAATTTGTAGAGATACATAGTGAAGAAATATTTCTAAAAGAGTTTGGAAAAAAATACATTAAAAATTAAGAAGGGTGGGAGATATGGACAAGTCGTGGATAAAACTATATAGGAACTTACTATATTCTCCCATTTTTGAAAATGAGAAGGGCTTGAAAATTTGGATATGGTGCTTATTAAAAGCTACACATATAGATAGAAATCAGTTAGTAGGACAACAAATAGTAGAACTAAAAAAAGGGCAATTTGTGTTTGGTAGAAAAAAAGCATCTGAAGAACTAAAAATGACAGAAAGCGTTATTTATAAATATATAAAATTATTAGAAAAACTAGAAATGATTTCTATGGAGAGTAACAACAAATTTTCAGTCGTAACCGTTGAAAAATGGGAAGATTATCAATTAGAAGATTTAAAAAGTAGCAACAAAAGAACAACAACTTTTTCAAAAAGTGACAGCAAAAATCGGAAAATTAGAGCAACAAAGTAACAGCAGTTTTGATTTTGATTTCAATGCTTTACAAGAAATTGAAAACAGCAACAGTAACAACAAAAAAACAACAAAAGAACAACAAAGTAACACAAACAAGAATGTAAAGAATATTTATTTATATTTATTAAATAAATATAAGGCAGAAAATCGAAACAACTTTGATGAATATATGAAAAAAATAAGAGAATTAAAGAAAGATGATAAATGGAATGAACTTACTAGAGAAGAACAGCAAAAGTTAATAAGTGAAATTTAAGGAGTGAAATAAATGATAACACATTTTTTGTGGAAAGATTTTATAAAAGAAGAGTTATGGGTAGAAGGACGTATAACATGTTTTACAGTAGCATTTTTAATATATATTTCTATATTTACAGTAGTAATAGATATAGTATTTAGTCCGTTTGAATTGATTATATATTTTACAACTAAAAAATTAAATAAAAGTATAAAGGAGCATGATAACAAATGAATACAATAACATTTAAAACAAGATATAAGAGTTATGAAGATATGCAAAAACATTTAAGTTCAAGACATAAACAAATATTAGAAATATTACAAGATAAAGAAATGACAACAAGAGAAATAGCACAAGAATTACATAAAAGAGGTTACACAAATACAGCAGATGTAAACAATGCAAGACCGAGGATAACAGAACTTGAAAACTTAGGCTTTGTAACAACTGATAAAACAAAGAAATGCAGTGTTACAAACAAAGAGGTAGCAGTATATAGAGAAACAACAGAAATTGAGAAAATGGTTGAACAAAATATGAACCATATTCCAAGAATTTAGGAGGTAGTTATGATAATAGTAAGTCAAGATAAAGGAAAAATAATAAATTTTGATAATATGACACGAGTTTATATAACCTTTGATGAAGGTGATGATGATGTTTGTATAAGAACTGAAACAGTAGATAGTTTGTATGAAGACTTAGGATATTACAAGACAGAAGGAAGGGCAAAAGAAGTATTAGCAGAAATAACAGAATTTTGGAAAAATGGAGCAATGTCAGATTACAAAGGTTTCATATGTTATGAAATGCCAGAGGACTAGCCCATGAAACAACTAACAGAAATGAAACGGACTTTGTAAATATTGTATAGGAGATTGTTTAAGAATAGAAGATGCAACATTTGAAGGTACATATCGTTGTACTGGGTTCGAACCAAGAAAAAAGAACTGGTACGAAGAATACAGAAAGGAATTAAAAAGAAAATGAAATATGAAGATATGTTAAATACGATAACATTAGGCGATAGTTATGAGTTAATAAAAAATATTCCAGATAATAGTATTGATTTAATAGTAACAGACCCACCTTATGAATATACAACGGGAGGAGGAGCAGGATGTTTTGGAATTAAGAATAGAAGTTATCATAAAGAATATTATAAAGTTGCTGAAAATACAAACAAAGAATATAAAAATGAAGGACAAAAAAGAGTATGGGAAGACAAGAAAAAATCGAGAGAAGAAATAAAACATATATCAAGTGGATTTAATTATGAATTATTAGAAGAGTTAGACCGAACAATGAAGAGAATCAATATATATTTATGGTGTAGTAAACATCAAGTACAACCATTATTAAAACATTATTTAGATAAAAACTGTAATATAGAAATATTAACATGGCATAAAAATAATCCATTACCAACTATGAACAATACATATGCTAATGATACAGAGTATTGTATCTTCGCTCGTGAAAGTGGTGTTCCATTAAACGGCGACTATTATACAAAAAGAAAATACTATGTTACTAATATTAACAAAACAGATAAAGATAAATATAAACACCCTACAATAAAACCAATAAATATAATAAAAAACTTGATAATAAATTCAAGTAATAAAGGCGATATAGTACTAGATTGTTTTAGTCGGAAGTGGAACAACATGTGTAGCTGCTAAAGAATTAGGAAGACAATTTATAGGAATAGAAATAGATCCAGAATATCACAAAATAAGTTTAGATAGATTACAAGGAATATTAGCAAATGGTCAAATAAGTTTTGATACATTATAAAGATGACAATCAAGTAGTAATGTTATATGCAGAGAAAAAATATGGCGAAGAAAATAAAATTTGTGTAGAACTGGAGGAAATATGAGTAAACAAGATAAGAAATTAACAATTTTAATAATTATAGTATGGATAATATACTTTGGTGGAATTTTTATAGCTACAAGAAACAAAAAAATAGTAGATAACAATTACATACAAAACCTAGAAGAGAAACTAAACATATATGAAGAAGACTACGATAGATTTTGATTAGAAGATAGTCTAAGGCAAACGTATTAGAAAGGAGCAGAAATGGGAGAGATAGAAGTAAACGAATATGTGAGAACTAAAGATGGAATTATTGATAAAGTGATAATTGAATATGATGGAAAGTGCAATAATTCAAATTGCGATGAAAAACATATTTCTTGTAAATATAATTATTATAACGAAAAAGATATAGTAAAACATAGTAAACAACTAATAGATTTAGTAGAAGTTCGGAGATTTTGTAAATGAAAAATACGTAAAAGAAATAAATAAATATAAAGGTGGAAAATCTATAATAGCATTAATAGGAATTATTGGAGAAAAAGATATACAAACAATATTAACAAAAGAAAGTTATATGGCTAATTGCTATAAAGTAGGAGGAGAAGAATAATGAACTTAAAAGAAGCTATTAAAATACACAATGAATTATGCAACAAAGAAGAAATAAAAAAATATTGTGAAGCGCTGCATATAGTATGTGAAAAAATGCAAAATTGCAAACCTAAAAAAGAATATTATAAGTCATCTATAATTAATGATTATTATATAGAACATCCTTATATGGAATTAACAATAAGTAATGGAAAAGCTGTTTATAGAAGGCATAAATATAGTTGTTCAAGTGAATCTAAAGATAAAAAAATAAAGAGTAATTATTGTTTGAGTCTTTGTAGATATAATAGAGAGAAAATAGAAAAATTTATAGAAAAAGAAATAGCAAACGATAATTTAAAAGTAGGAGGAGAAGATGAATGTTAAAAGAAGTAATAGAAAAAACGATAAATAGTCATTATGACATTGCTTCTTTAAAAATAGGAATAAGTGAAATTATATTAAAAGAATTTATAAAAGGTAATGCAAAAATAACTTTAAATGATACAGAAAAAATATTAAATGCTTTAAATATAAAGATAGATGATAAACAAAGTCAAAAAATTGAAACAGCATTAGTTAAAAGAGAAGAAGAAAAGAAAGATAAGTTTAAATTTTATGCAGCGTACTGGTTAGAAAAGAAGAGATTTGAAGTTAAAAATTCTACATACTGTAATTATGCTAATTTATTAAAAAATAATATTATTCCTATTCTGGGAGAAGTAAGATTTTATGAATTAAGCGGAGAAGTACTACAGTTTTTTGTGTATAAAGCACAAGGAGAAAATAAATTATCTACAAAAACAACAAAAGACTGTTTAGGAATTATAAAACAAATAATAGCGGATGGACAAGAACAAGGAATAATACCGCAATTTGTATATCCAAAAAGAAAGATAAAATATAAAAAGCAAGAACTAATTGGAAGTGAAAAAAAAACATATACAGAAGAAGAATACAAAAAAATAATAGAGGCAATTTTACAACAAATTGACAATAAAAAAGCAGGAATACTGCTGGGATTATATTCCGGAATGAGAATAGGAGAATTATGTGCATTACAATTTGGAGATATTGATTTTGAAAGAAAATGTGTATATGTAAACAAAACATTACAAAGAACATATGATCCAACCAAAGATATAAATCCGTCCAAAATAGAAGTAACATCTGCAAAAACAGAAAGCAGTAATAGAGAAATACCTCTTACTGAAGAAATGATGAAGATATTAAAAAGGCTATATAAAGAAAATAAAAATGAGTATATATTGACAGGAACGACAAAATGGACAGAACCGCGAACTTTTAGAAGAACATATCAAACATTTATGAAAAAAATTGGAATAGAACCTCTTAAATTTCATAGTTTAAGACATACATTTGCAAGTATAAATATTGAGAATGGTTCTGACATAAAAACTATTAGTGAAATATTGGGACATTCTGATATTGATGTGACATTAAAAGTATATACGCACACATCTCAAAAAGCAAAAAGGAAGGCAATTGAGAAATTTGATAGTATATTTACTAAAAACAAAAATAAAAAAATATATGAAACATCATATAAAGGTAGAATATGTTGTATTAGTAAAAATACAGGTAGATTGGATTATGTTGGAACAATAAAAGAAGTTGCAGACTTCTTAAGTTTAACTACAACAACAGTATGCAAATGTATTAATGAAGGAATAGAACACAAATCATATAGAATTATACCTCAAATAGATGGTATTACACATAAAAACGGAAAATATGTGGGAGGATAAAATGGAAGTTAAAGAAGCGGTAAAAGAATTAGACAACATATTTTTAAAATATAACATAAAAGATGAAAAAAACATATTAGGTTTCAGAAACAATTTTATAGAATATGTAAGAACATTAAACGAAAAAAACTTAAAAGAAGAGTATGAAAAGAGAGAATTTTTTTACGATTTTGTTGAATTACAAAAGCAAATTAGCATTGAACGAGATCTATTAAGCGAATATACAATGATGGTTGCAGTTAATTCTAAAAATTTAAAACAATGTTTTACACCATTTGAGGCAACTAAAATTATGTCAAAACTAACTACAAAAGTAGATAATAATACTTTTTATGATTGTGCTGCTGGAACAGGACAAACACTAATTGAAGCGTATTGTGATTGGTGTAAATTACAAAAACATTATGATGATACATTATTTCATTTAGTAGTTGCAGATGATTTAGATACATACAATGTTCATTGCATGATATTTAATTTTGCTACAAGAGGAATGAATGCACAGGTATATCATAGAGATACTATAACTCAAGAAGTTTACGAAGTATATATATGTTTATATGATTGCTATGGGTTTAGCAGAATAAAGAATATAAAAGTAAATAGTAAAGAATATGAAGAAAATTTTGATAATAGAACAGGATATTTAAAATAAATTAACTAGGAGGTGTTTTAAGTGAAAGAAAATAGTATAGAAGAAGATATAAAAATAGTTGAAAATTATTTAGCAAATAGTGCTATAAATGAAACAGACAGTAACTTTTTTAAAAATGGTGGTTGGGAAACAGTAGATTTAGAAATACCAAAGTCTATGCAACATATTTTATCAGATTATAAAAGAGCATTAAAAGAGAATGAAGAATTAAAAGAAGATAGAAAAAACAATAATGAAATGATAGCATTAGCTCAAAATGAAATATTAAATTATATGAGTGGTTATGAAGAGGGAAAAAAACATAAAATGACAGCTGTGGCACAAGTTGTAGAAAATCAGCAATATTATATAATAAAAAAACAAATGGAAAAATATGAAGAACATATAGAAAAACTACAAAAAGAGAATGAAGAATTAAAAGTTGAAAACAGTAAAATGAGAAATATAGAATTGGCATCAAAAAATGGAATTGTAAAAGTTACTTTAGAAGGAATTTTAGATATGGAAGAAAAAATTAAAAATAGTATTCCAACTCAAAAAGTAAAAGACAAAATGAAAAAAGATATAAAAACAAATGAACATACAATACTTGGTGGAAGAAGAAATGGAAAAACTTTAGAATATGGCAAAAGATTAGGAAGAATAGAAATGTGCCAAGAACTACTAGAAGGGAGAAAATAATGGGATATTGTAATTATTATAATTGTTTTTGCGATGATGAAAAGATAGAAAAAGAACAAGAAGAACGAGGAGAAGAATGTTATATAGAATGTCAAGACTGCGAGTGGCATGAAGAATAGGAGGACAAGCTATGACAAAAGAACAAGCAATAGAAATATTACAAGAACATAAAAAACAAATAGATAAAGAATATATTAGTGCAAGGAACTCAAAAGCAATAGAAATAGTTTTATCTATGCTAAAAGAAAAAGACAAACAAATAGACTTAATGGCAAATCATATAGCAACAAGTGATAGTGACTTATGCGAGTATTTAGATATAACAGTCAAATGCAAATACTATGCAGGAGACAATGGAAAAACTTGTGATAACTGTATAAAACAATATTTTGAAAATAAAGCAAAAGAGTAGGTGATACAAATGAAATTAGAACATGTATACAACACAGTACAAAAAGCAATGACAGAATTAGAAAGTGTTGATTTAGTAGATGTATCAAAAAGAAAAGAAAGTCAAGTTAAAGTAAATAAAGTATACGACATATTAGATAATTTTAAAGACGAATTAATAAGAGAAAAAATAAAAAATAGGAGGTACAAATGAGATTAAGCAGAGAAGATTATAAAAAAGCAGAAGGATGTTTAAGAAGATATAACTATAATTATCTAAGAATAATAGAATTAAGAGAAGATATACTGTCAATAGGTGCATCTAATAATGACGGATTACCTAAAGCACCATATAAAATATCTGATAGTGTTTTTAATACATATAAAAAATTGCATGAAGATACAGAATTGAACAGTGTATTAAGTGAATATAAGGCAGTAGAAAGAACCTTAAACTTAGTAGGACAAGATTGTAAAAATATTTTTGAAAGATTCTACCAAAAAGGGGAAAGTAAGTGGAAAATTATTGATGATTTACATTTCTCAGAAGAAACATATAAACGAAGAAAAAGAGATTTAATTTATACAGTTGAAAAAGAATTAAAAAAGTTGACCAAAAATTGACCTTTTTTTGTAAAAATAAGTGGTATAATTAGTACAAGTTAAGAAGTACATATTTCCCCAAAGAGTTAGTTATATAAGTATAGCTAGCTCTTTTAATATGTAGTGGCGGAATAGGTAGACGCAAAATACAAATTTATAAATAGTATAAAGGAGATAATATATTGCAAAGTGTTCCATGCTCGGCTAGTAATAGTAACGCAAGATGGTCGATATATTATCTTTTTTGTAGTGTTTATAAAAAAAGAAAAGAGGTTAAATATGTATAAATTAGGAGTAGCAATACTAACAATAATTTGGGTTTTAGATATATTAAATATTCCATGTATGGAGTTTTTAGATACAACCATTCCAATTAATACTTTAGGGTGGCTTTTAATTTGGGGACTTATACCTAGTACAGAGAGTAAAAAAGATGAATAAAAGAAGGTGATTCTATGTCTATACAAGAACTAATGAAAGAACATGTACAAGAGAAATGTAGATACTGTACAAAGAAAGATTGCGATGGAATACATATTAATACAAATAATGAAGCAACATGTGAGAGAGAACGCGAGGAATAGAGTATGATACAATGTTTAATAAATAATAAGATATGCTCAAATACAAACAAAAGATGTAAAAACTGTGTATTTGATGAATGTAAAGAAGTGATAAATATGAATGAAGAAATACAAAAGTATGAAGATATAGAAAACATGAGAAGATTAAAGAAAGAATTACCAGAGCAGTGTAAAAACTGTTCTTTTTTAGAAATTATAAACTTACGAGAAAACAAAGTATTTTGTCCTTACATGATTAAAGAAAAGTGCTTGATTAAATGAAATTCGAATTATGATGCACAAAAAAATATATATGAATGGAGAAGCTATCAATGAAAGGTGAAACAATCAAAGAAAATGACAAACTGAAATTCAAAGGATATGATTACAACATTGCAAAGATTTATAATTATGACAAGATATTTAAAGACAAAGAATTAATAGTAGAAAAAATTCTACGATGTCCTTGCGAAAAAGGAGAAAATGATAAAATAAAATTTAAAGGAATAGAAGGATATTACAGATCAATATTTTTCGAGAAGGAGGAAAAGTATGAAAAATCTATTAGAAGTAATGAATAATAATTTAGGAACAAACTTTAGAACAGTAGCAGAATATGGAGCAAATGCTGATAAGATAGACATGACAATAGTAGCACAAACATTATATCAATATATGCTATATCAAGAAAGTATAGATAAAGTAGATATGAATAATTTTAAAGTACAATTACAAATAAAGAAAGACAAATAAATATGTATACAGCTGAACAAATAACAAAATTAATAGCAGATGGTAACAAGAAGAAATTCTATGATGACTCTTATTGGATTAACTTATCAAACAGAATACTGCAAAGAGATGGAAATGAATGTCAAGAATGTAAAAAAGAAGGAAAGTTAACAATAAAACAACATGACAAGAAACTTGACATACATCATATTAAAGAGCTAGAAACAAATCCAGAGTTAGCTTATATAGAAAGTAATTTAGAAACAGTATGTGTACATCATCATAACATATTAGATAATAAAGTACTAAATAAAAATACAAAACAAAAATTTATAAATGAGGAGAGATGGTAAGATGGCTAAAACTAAAAAGATAGAAACAGAAGAAACTGAAAATGATATTAAAGTAAATGAAATAGAAGCGGAAGTAGATACTGATACAGTAAATACAGAAGCGGAAAATATAGATGAAATGAAGTTAGAGATATACAAACATACATATAGCGTAAGTGAATTAATAAAAATAATGAATAAAAAAAAGAAAACATATTTAGAGCAGGAAACAGCAAATAGATTTAAAGAACTAATGTTCAATTATTATAGAGGAATAGAATACGCAGTATTAAGAAACTGCTGTGGTAAAAGTTATACTATACAAGATTTAAAAAAGAGATTAGATTATGATATTATAGACAGAAGATGTAGTAGAAAGAATATGAGATTTGACAGGAAGACTGTTGATGCAGTCATAAAATTTGTAGAAAATTACAATAAATAATACCCCCTGTCAAAACTTTTGGGGTCGTCACGGGGATCTCCCGAACGAGGAGCTTGCTCATAAAAATAGATTTTTTGTAAATTTTCGCATGAGGGGAGGTAGAATTAAAAGAATGCCTAAAGAATCTAAAGAAAACTTGAAAAAATATGAAGAATTAAAAAAGACATTAGAGGAACAACTTATAACACAAGACAATTACAACAAAATCACTATGGAATTATTAGAAAAGTATATTAAATTCACTAAAATTGAAGACAAACTAAATGAAGACATAGAAGATAGAGGGGTAAGTATAGCCTGGAATAATGGTGGTGGTCAAAAAGGTCGCAAGAAAAATGACAGCATTGCTGAGTTTACGAAGGTAAATGCTCAAAAATTGAAAATACTTGATAAACTTGGAATAAAAGCACCTGAATCGAAAGATGAAGGTGATGGAGAATATGAAGTATAACAAATATATTGATAGATGGTTTGAAATTGTAGAAAATGAAGAAATAAAAGTTTGTGAAGAACAAAAGCAAATGGTAGCATGGCTAAAAAATAAACTAGATACAGAAAATATCATAATAAAACATGAAGAAATTGAAAAAGCAATAGTAACAAAAGAAAAGTGGTTTGAATATCCGCTTTTAGATTGGGAAAAATTTCTTGATGCATGTGAATATGGATTATATTATGAAGATGACTCGTTAGTATTTAACGAGTTCTTTATTATGGGTGGAAGAGGTTTTGGAAAGAATGGATATATAAGTACAGAGATATTTTATCAGACAACTAAACAACACGGAATCAAAAAATATGATATAGATATAATAGCAACGTCAGAAGACCAAGCTAAAACTTCTTTTACAGATGTTCACGATATGATAGAAGATAATTCAAAATTATCAAAAGCTTTTAACATAACTTTAGAAGAAATTGAAAATAAAACAACAAGGTCTACTATTAATTACAATACAAGCAATTCAAAGACAAAAGATGGTAGAAGACCACGGACATGTATTTTTTGATGAGATACATGCATATGAAGATTACAAAAACATAAAAGTACATACATCTGGAGGAGGAAAAAAGAAGAATTTTAGAGTAACATACATTACAACAGATGGCGATGTACGAGGTGGAGTAATCGATGATTATAAAAAAGAAGCAAAAGATGTTTATAGTGGTGTAATTAAAAATACAAGGACTTTATTTTTTATATGTAAATTAGATAATGAAAAAGAAGTAGAAGATCCTAGTAATTGGATAAAAGCAAATCCATCCTTAAATAAATTTAAGGATTTAATGAATACAATGCTAGACGAATATCAAAAAGCTTTAAGAAGACCATCACTATTCCACGAATTTATGACTAAAAGAATGAATATACCACATCAAGACGAAACTAAGGTGGTTGCTAGTTGGAAAGATATTTTAGAAACTAATCAGGAAATTCCAAATTTAGAAGGTGAATCTTGTATTGGAGGACTAGATTATGCAAGCGTAAGAGATTTTTGCGGTTGTGGATTATTATTTAAAAAAAATAGTAAAAAGTATTGGCTACATCACACATTTATAAACAAAAATAGTCCGCATTTAAAATTAATAAAAAAAGAAATATTAGAAGAAGCAGAAGCAAAAGGTGAAATTACATATATAACTAAACCAACTATTCCACCGGAAACAATTGCAGAATGGTTTATAGAGCAGATGGGTAAATATAATATAATAGCTATAGCGATAGATAAAGTAAAAGCAAATTATTTTATAGAAGCTTTTGAAAAAGTAGGATTAACATTACGAACTGCAAGTAATAAAACAGGTGAAATAGTAATAGTGAGAAGCGGAGAGTTCACAGATACTATGGTTTATGGCGTTCTTGAAGATTGGTTTGGAAACCATAACTTGGTTTTTGGGGATAGCACATTAATGAGATGGTATGTTAATAACACAGCAGTAGAACCAAGAAAAAATGGAAATAAAGTATTTGTAAAAATAGAACAACAAAGTAGAAAAAATGACGGATTTATGGCTTTAACACATGCTACTAGTATACAAAATGAATTAAAAGAATCACAACAAATAGATGAAAATTATTTAAAGACATTTCTAAAAACTTATTAAAAGGAGGTGGGAGTTTGGGATTTATAGAAACTGCATCAGATTATATGAAAAAATGGTTTAATAAAAATGATGTAATATGTTTAAGTCAATGTATAGATTTAATAAACGAAACTTGCTATAAAGAGTTGGGGTTACGAAAAGTAATTTCTTTATTAGCAAGTTCTTTTATTTGCACAGAATTTAAAACATACGAAAATCATAAAGAAGTAAAAAAGAATATGTATTACAAATTAAACGTTGCACCAAATTTAAACTCAAATAAATATGATTTTTATTTTAAATTTTTAACACAGTTAATAAGAAATCAAGAAGCTTTAATAATAAATTTAAATAATAATTTATTTGTAGCAGATAGTTTTGAAATTAATAAATTGGCCTTAAAAGATTATTATTTTGAAAAAGTAGTGATAGACGATTATCAATTAAAAGATAGGTTTTATATGAACGATGTGTTTTATTTTAGTCTAAATGACTCTAGATTAAAATCATTGATTAATTCTATAGATAACAATTATTCTAAAATCTTAGGTGCTATGCAAAATGCTTATGTAAGAGACAAAATGCGAAAAATTATTGTTAATTATGATTCAACTAATAACTTAAAGGATGGAAAAGACAATGATTTGCAAAATTTAATTGATAGCATTATAAAGCCATTTATTGAAGGTGAAAGAAATGTTTTAACATTACCAAAAGGATTCTCTTTAACTAATTTAGATGAAAAAAGTTCGAAAACAAATACTGATAAAGTATCTGATATGAAAGAGGCAGGAAAAGAAATTTTAGAAAATATAGCATCTATATTTAATATTCCTGTTGACTTAATTTATGGCAATAAGAATGAATTGAAAGAACAGGAACAAATATATATGACACATGCATTAAAACCTTTTGCAAGTATGTTCAATTCTGAAATTAACAAAAAGGCATATTCGAAACAACAGTACTTAAAAGGAACATATATAAAAATGGATTTAATAACAACAGAATTTATAAATTGGCTAAAAGAGGCAGACTCTTTAGATAAAGCATTTAGAATAGGATTTAAGCACAACTACTTATTGAACAAATTAGGGGAAGAACAATTAGATGAAAAATGGGCTGATAAATCTTATGTAACTAAAAATTATATGAAAGTTGAAGGAGGTGAGGAAGAATATGAACAGAATTAAGCAACAAGCTGGAAATAGTGTAAATATCTATTTATATGGCGATATTGCCGATTACTGGTGGGATGATGAATCTAATTCTGCTAAGTGTTTAAAAGACAAACTTGCTGAATTAAACGATATCACGGAAATAAATCTACATATAAATTCTTTGGGTGGTGATGTTATTGAAGGCATAGCGATGTTTAACTTACTAAAACAACACCCTGCAAAAGTTAATGTATACGTTGACGGATTTGCATGTTCTATTGCAAGTGTAATAGCAATGGCAGGAGATACAGTATATATGCCTAAAAATTCTATGATGATGATTCATAATTGTTGGACTTATACAGGAGGAAATTCAAAGGAATTAAGAAAAACAGCAGATGATTTAGATAAAATTATGGAAACATCAATTGAATCATATCTATCAAAAATAAATATAAGTAGAGAGGAATTAGTCGAATTACTAGATGCGGAAACGTATCTTACTGCTGAGGAATGCTATAATATGGGGTTCGCAGATATACTGATGCCAATTTCTGAAAGTATTGAACAATCAGCAACAAAGAGTTTTTTGCAACTAGCGAAACAAAATAAAGAATTAAAACAAAATGCAGAAAAAACAAAATTTATGGAGAAAGAAAATAAAGAAATAAATTTTGAAAAAATCTGCGAGATGTTAGAAAACAAATATGAATTAAAAATAAAAGAAAAAGAAGAAAGACCAAAAAACAATGTTTTTGAGTCTTTTTTTAACGCAATTTTGAAGGAGGAAAAATAATTATGAGTTCAGTAAAAGATTTAAATAGAGAAGATATTAAAGAAAAGGCTTTAAAAGCTATGGAAGAAGGAAAAACAGAAGAACAAGCAGAAGTAATGCAACAATGGATGGAATTAGTAGCACAGGAGGTTGCAGAAAGAGTAACAAAAGAACAAGCTACATTTCAAAACGATACAATGATATTAACAAATAGAGGAGCAAAACAATTAACAAGTGAAGAAGTAAAATATTTTGAGAAATTAGCAGATGCAATGAAAGCAACAAAAGTAAAAGAAGCATTAACAGATATGGATGTTGTAATGCCAACTACAACAATAAATAGAGTATTTGAAGATTTGGTAGAAGCACATCCACTGCTTTCTAAAATAAAAGCGATGAATGTAACAGGAATCACAGAGGTAATTAAAAGAACAGGTGATGTTGAAGAAGCTTGGTGGGGTAAGCTTTGTGATGGAATAAAGAAAGAATTGGAAGCAGGGTTCAAAAAAGAATCTACAACTCTTTATAAATTAAGTGCATTCTTACCTGTTTGTAAAGCTTATCTAAAATTAGGTCCAGCGTGGTTAGAGACATACATAAGAACAATATTAACAGAAGCTATGTCTAAAGGATTAGTTAAAGCAATTGTAACAGGAACAGGTGTAGAACAACCATATGGAATGGACAGAGATCTTGAAGCAGCTGTAACACCAGGAGAACCAGTTCCAAGAAAAACTGCTATAAAAATTAAAGACTTTGAACCAAAAACACTAGGAAAAATAATTGCAAAACTTACAAACGGAGGAAAAAGGGTTGTTACAAAAGTAACTTTAGTAGTAAATCCTATTGATTACTGGGAAAAAGTGTGGGCTATAACAACAACTAAAAATGCATTAGGACAATATATAGCAAATCAATTCCCATTCCCAGTTGATATAATACAAGAATCTTCAGTAGCTGTAGGCGAAGCTGTTATAGGGCTAGCAGAAAAATATGATTTATCAGTCGGAATGAATCAAAAAATAGAATATTCTGATGAGTTCCATTTCTTAGATGATGAAAGAGTATATTTATCTAAATTATATGCAAATGGAAAAGCAAGAGATAACAATTCATTCTTATTACTAGATATTTCAGCTGTTACTGCTGAAGAAACTGTAAATGCATAGGATGTGATGTAAGTGAATCTAGATAATGAGATAAAAAAAGATGATGAATTTCTAGAGGAAGTTAAAAACAATTTAAATATAACATGGAAGGACGATGAGACAGATAACAAAGTAAGAGGTTATATAAAACAAGGAGTAGAAGTCTTGCAGGATGACGTCAAGACTTCTATTGACTTTTATGATGATAATATAGCACGAGGGCTTTTAAAAACTTTCTGTAGATATGCATGGAATAATTCAGAAGAGTATTTTATTGAAAATAATCTACATTATATTTTGAAGTTAGAGGTTAAATATGGCAAAAGTTAATTTTATAAGAAATAGTAAAAACTATCATGAAACATACAATGATGGTATTTTGTATTTTGGAAATATTAAGATATTGAAAAATGCAAAAAAAGAAAAAGTTGGAGAAGAAATTATAATGCAAGGTAAAAGGCCTTTTGCATATGTGAATATAAGAGATAGCGATAATAATATAGCAGAATCTTTAGGATATACAATTGATAAAAAAGTAAGAATCCCACTTTCTTCACTTCCTGAAAATATAAAAATAAAAATCAATAATGATAATGATATTTATGAAGTAAAGAAAAGGGATTCTAGTGACAATAAAAACATATATCTATATTTACAAAAAGCTACTAATAAAAAAGTAGGTGATGTTAATGGATGATGAAAAAATAATAGAAGCATTAGAAACGTTTGATTTAACTGTTGGAAACAAGAGAATTTATGAAAATGAACTTAATGGAAATTACAATTACTTCATTTTTCGTAGAGGTGGACTTATTGATAATGGATGCGGAAGATATGTGAGAAAAATATATATTTCATATGTGTATGAAGGAGAACAAAAAATCTCTGATTTCAAAATTATAAATAAAATAAAACAATTAGGTCTAAACTTTACTGGGTCAGAAACTGACGATGTTCAATTAGCTGATACAAATACATGGATAGATATGAATACATTTGTATTTGAAAGACCTGAAAGGGGTTAAAATGAGTAAATACAATGAATTAACGTTAGATTTTGTTGAGTTAGCTAAATTTGAAGAAAGAATAAAAGCTTTACCTCGCAAAGCAGAATATGAAATAAATGATTATTTATGGAATGATGCAGGTAATATTTTAAGAAAACAGGTATATGCAAATATGCCGCGTTCAACGAAGAATAAAGCTAAGGTAAAGAATGCTCCGAAAGTGCATGCAAAAGATGTTGAAAGTTTGGATAAAGCAACATTTAACTTAGGAGTAAGAATACAAACACATTTAAAGCCAAAGTCGAAAGATTTTGGTTATTTAATATTTCCTGATGAAGGTAGAGGATTTAGACAAAAAAGAAAAGGAGAGCAAGCTTTTTTTAGTAAAGCTCTTGATAATAAAGAAAATGAAATAGCAGAAGGACTGTTAAATCATTTAGATAAAAAAATAGAGGAGGAATTACAATGAAACAAGTTGAGGAATTTGATGATTATAAAATAATAGAAGGATCAATACAATTTAAAAATGAAACTGCAATTGCTTTTGGTTGCATTGGAACGTTAGATGGAACTTCTAATGTAGAAGAAGTTGTAAAAAAATGTGAAGGCGTAATTGTAAAAAAAATAAAAAGAATAACTGATATGACTGTTGCATTAACAGGACATGCTAAGATTCCATCATCTCGAAAAATAATGGGATTAAGCAATGAAGGACTAAAGACAGGCGTATATGCTTATGGTACTGATACGTTTTCTAATCCATTTGTTTTTGCAGCAAAAGTACAAGATATGGACGGAAATATAAAATACATAGCATTTCCTAATCTAGAGAATGTAAAAGGATTATCTGTAAAAGTAAACAATGATACAACAGAAATCGAAATGAAAGATTTTGAATTTTCAGCTTTAGCAGATAGTAATAAAAAATTCTACTATGAAGCTTATGAAGACGAATTAGAAGATAATACAGTAAAAGAAAAATGGCTAACAAATTTTACACCTGATTTAGTAAAATTAACCGATCCTCAAGGTTAAAATATTGTCGAAAAATGTCTATGACTTTTCCTTGCTGTAATTTGTAATAAAATGTAGAATTATAGCAAGGAGGGAGATAATTAATGAAAACTAAAAAGACGATACTATTAACAGGAATCTTATTGATAGGAATATTGTTTCTTACAGGTTGCGAGAAACAAAATGATATTAATAGCGAAGCTAATTCAACAAAAAATATTCAAAATAAAGTTGAGAATATGTTTCAAAACAATAAAGATAATACAATATCAAATACAACCAATAAAAGTGAAAGTAATGCAATTTTAAGTGAGAACAATACAGTTTTATTAAGTTCTGATAAAAGTATAAATGGTACAACTACGCCTTTGCCAACGGAGTCTAGTCAAAAGCCTAGCAATATAGAATTAATGAGTTATGCGCAAACTGTTCTAGATAGAAATTTAGACAATCCAAAATATTCTAGAAATGAAAATGACTATACTTTTGTAAATACTTTGTTACGATATAAAATAGGTGGTAAGGTTACAGTAAATTCAAAAGAAGAAAAATTTTATTTAATAATTCAATTTACAGATAATACATACACAGAATACGATGTAGTATCATTGCAAATTGGAAACAATAAAATAATAAAATAAGAAACACTTACATAATGAAGTGAACCCAAATTGTTAGACAAAAAATGTTTAACAAGGAGGGTTTTTCTTTTACAAAAAATAATTAAAAAAATATTAAAAAACCTCTTGACATCATGACGTCACGTATGATATTATGACGTCAATGAAAGAGAGGTGAGAAAAATTAAACAAACAACAGTAAGGATTGATGATGAGTTACTAAAACAAGTTAAATATAAATTATTAGAAGAAAACAAATCATTTAATGAATATGTTATAGAACTTATCAAGAAAGACTTAGAAAAATAAAATATAGGCACAGTTGTAAGAAACTTTGGTCGGTGACATACAACTATACCTATCGTCTAGAGATTAACTCTATCTATGAAATATTATATCATAGAATTAGGGAAATCTCAACTTAAAATGAAAAAATTTTTAGAGGAGGTTTCTTTTATTATGGAAATTTTAATAACAGGAATATTTACAATTATATTATTAGGAATATATGCATCTTTAGGTTTTGTTGGCTTTATGTTTATACAACTAATAAGCTATAGGATTTTTAATTTTAATATTTATAAAAATCTTATGAAGATGTTGGAGGTGCAAGCATATGAAAATTAAAGAAATAAAAAAAGATGATTTAGTACTTTGGAGCAAACCAAAAAGAATAAAAGGTAATTGGTTTAATGCTATTATCGAGAAGGTTATATACAAAACAAGAAATATTCAATTTATTATGAGGTGCAATTATAATGAGTTAAGTTATATTGTGGTAAGTACCACACCTTTAACTAAAGAAGATATAGACAATATAAATATTAATGATTATATATCCGAAAATGGAAATCCTTTATTTAGCAGAGGTATACCATATCAGAAAGTAGGTGTTGCTTAATGGAAGAATATACAAATGCTTTAAAAGGATATTTACAAGACAGAAGAAACTGTAAAAGAACAATATACAAAATTATGGGGACTATATACAGAGGAGTAAATAAAGGAAGATTTACTTTAGACGAAGGATTAACAGCACTGAAAAAGTTGCCAAGAAAGGATAAATCGATATGCAAGAGTTAACAGAGTTTAATATAGAAAAAACAACAGCAGAAATTCTTATATTAAAAGACCAAACTGCTCAGAATATAATAGAAATAGGTAAAAGACTTATAGAGGTAAAAGAAAATTTGCAACATGGAGAATTTTCAGAATGGTTAAAGAAAAGAGTAGATATAAGCCATAGAACAGCAAATAATTTTATGAAAGTTGCAACAACTTTTTCAAATTCGCAATCGATTGCGAATTTAGGAAGTACAAAATTGTTTCTTCTTGCAGGTTTAGATGAAGAAAATAGAGAAGAAGTAATGCAAGAAAACAATATAGAAGAAATGACAACAAGAGAATTAGAACAAGTTGTAAAAGAAAAGAAAGAAATAAAAAAACAGTTAGAAGCAGAAAAAGAATATTCAGAAGAACTTCAAGAAGCAATAAAAGAAAAAGAAATTCAAATAAGAAATTTGCAAAATGAAATAGAAAACGTTTCAAAACCTGAAGTACAAGTAGTTGAAAAAGAAATTATTAAAGAGGTAATACCAGAAAATCTTATTCTAGAAAAACAATCATTAGAAGACGAGTTAGAAACATTAAGAAAAAGGGCAGAAAAAGCTGAGAATACTGTAAATCGATTAAAATTAGATAAAGAAATAAATCAAGATAAAGTATATACAAATATAAAATTAGACAACTTACTAGTAAATATAACGGATTTTTTAAATAATGCTTCTAAATACACATATTTAAAAGATGAACTACAAAAAATACCATCTAAAAATAAAAGGATAGTAGAGAATAAAATTCAAGAAATAGAAAATTGGGCATTATTAATGAAACAAGCATTAAACAATGAACAAAACGTTGTTGGAAATATAATATTTAGTGAAGGAGAAATAATAAATGAGTGATATGATATTAAAAAAAAAGAAAGAAATATCTAATGAGGATATGTTAAAAAGTTTAATGGAAAGTCAAACAATTATGAATTATGCATTTGCAGGATTTAAAACTGAAACAGAGCAAAAATTTAATGAAGTCGATAATAAATTACAAGAACATGATGAAATAATAAAAAGGAAAATATATTTAAGTTCAAATAAAGCAAGATTATTAAGAAAAGCTGTTAAAGAAAAAGTAAAAATAGTATGTGAAGAAAATAATTTAGATTATCATCAAATGAAATCAAAAATATTTCCTAGGGTATATGGAAAGCTAAATGACCAATACGGGGTAGCGACATACAGAGAATTACCAGAATATTTTTGGGATGATATACTTGAAAATTTAGATAATATGGAAATAAAAGTTAAAGATTTAGTAAATCAAGTAGCATAAATAAAAATCAAACGTCAGATTAACTCTGGCGTTTTTATTATGGGAGGGAAAAATGGTAATAAATAATAAAGAAATAAATTTGAAAATAACACCTACGGCTCTTAGAAAAATAGAAGAAAAATATGAAGATTTTGACATATTAAAACTTCTAAGAGACATTCAAGAACAAGAAAAAGAACCAAGGATGTCTGATTATTATAAACTTGTATATACAGGTTATCTAGGAGCAACAGGTGAAGAGATAGATTATGATGATTTTTTAAAGTTAATAGAAGATATTGACATGTTAGAAATAAATAAAGTAGGAGTAAATCTTTTATTAAAAAGAAAAAACTAAAATTCCAAGAAGGATTTAAAAAAGTCACAAAAAAAGCAAAAAGTAAATATCAAAAACCAAACATACATATCGAAACTGTAGCAGATATGTATGTTTTTTATGTGCAAATTTATAAAATTGATATAGAAACTTTTTGGGAGAGTGACATATCCTTCTTGGACAATATTGTAGAAAACAAAATAGCTTATGAAAATTATATAAGTAATCCAGAGGAGGTTAAGTGATGGCTAAGAACAAACAAAGTATAAAAATAGATGCAGATGCACAAGGTTTCATACAAGAAATTGAAAAATCTACTAAAAGTATTACATCACTTAATAAAGAACTGAAGTTAAATCAGCAACAATTAAAAGGTAGTGAAAATAATACAGACTTATTAACAACAAGAGTACAAGAATTAAAAGAAAGATATGAACAACAAACAAAAATAGTAGAAAATACAAATAAAGCATACCAAAAGTCTGTAGAGCTGTTCGGTGAAAATTCAGAAGAAACTGAAAAATGGAAAAACAAATTAGTTGAAGCAAAAGAAAAACAGGAAAATTATAAAAATGCACTGAATGAAACTAATAAAAAATTAATGTTACAATCTGAAGCATGTATAAAAGTAGGAGAAAAAATCGAAAAACTAGGAAATAAATTAACAACTGCAGGAGAAAAAATAGAAAAAGTAGGAAATAAGTTATCTGTAGTAAGTGCAGGTATTGTAGCAGTTGCAGGAGGTTCACTAAAGGCTTCTATTGATTTTGAAAGTGCTTTTGCAGGTGTAGAAAAGACAGTAGATGCCACAACAGAACAATTAGAAGAATTAAGACAAGGGATATTAGACATGTCTACACAATTACCTTCTAGTGCTGTAGAAATAAGTGGAGTAGCAGAAGCGGCAGGACAATTAGGTATACAAACAGAGAATGTATTATCTTTTACTAAAACTATGATTGATATGGGAAACTCTACAAATTTATCTTCTGACGAAGCAGCTACATCTCTTGCTAGATTTGCTAATATTACACAAATGAGCCAAAAAGATTTTGATAAGTTAGGATCTTCTATAGTTGATTTAGGTAATAATTTTGCTACAACTGAATCTGAAATAGTTGAAATGGCACTAAGATTAGCGGGAGCAGGACATCAAGTTGGAATGTCAGAGGGGCAAATTTTAGGTTTAGCTACAGCTCTAAGTTCTGTTGGAATTGAAGCAGAAATGGGAGGCTCAGCACTCTCTAAGGCAATGGTAAAGATGCAAAACGCTGTCGAAATGGGAGGAAAGAAGCTGGATTCTGTATTAAAGAAAACAGGAATGTCTTTAAGAGAATTAGAGTTAATGTCTGCTAATGACTCTATGGGATTTAAAGCACTTGCAGATGAAATTGGTATGACTAGCACAGAACTAAAGCAATTTATAACAGCAGGAACTAACTTACAAGATTTTGCAAGCATATCAGGAATGACAGCTGAGCAATTTAAAAAAGCATGGAAAGAAGATGCTACAAGTGCACTAACTGCTTTTATAAAAGGCTTAGGAACTGCTGAAGAAAAAGGAGAAAGTGCAATTGTTCTACTTACAGAAATGGGATTGTCTGAAGTAAGATTAAGAGACTCTTTGTTAAGAGCTGCAAATGCAGGAAATTTATTTAATAGTGCTATCGAAACAGGAACAAAAGCATGGAAAGATAATACTGCGCTTACGAATGAAGCAACAAAAAGATATGCAACAACAGAATCGCAAATGAAAATGTTAAAAAACGAAGCTGTAAAATTAGGGATTGAATTTGGAAATGAATTAGCACCTTCTTTAAGAACATTATTGAAAGATATAAAGCCCGTCTTATTAACAGTGTCTAATGCGGTGAAGAAATTTAGTGAGTTAGATTCTACAACTAAACAAAATGTAATTAGATTTACTGCTATGGTTGCAGTAGCAGGACCCCTAGTAAAAACAATAGGTAATATAACAACAGGTACAGGAAATCTAATAAAATCGTATGGTAATGCTATAAAATGTGTAGGTAATCTTTCAGCAAAGTTATCTATAAATCAAACAACGTTAAAAGCTAATACTACTACAACAATAGCGGCAACTACAGCAACTAAATTACAAACAACTGCAACAACAACACAAGCAGTTGCTACATCAGGAGCAACACTAGCTACAAATGCACTAAAAGTAGCAATGATAGCGCTACCTTTTGTAGGCGTTGTAACAGGCATAATAAGTGTAATATCAATGATGAAAACTTTTTCTGAATCACAGGAGGGAGCTACTCAAAGTACAGAAAGTTTAAAAAATGAAATTAACGAGTTAAAAGATGCAAGACAAGAATTAACTGATACACAAAAAAAACAAGTAAATGAAGGCTTGTCTGAAATAAAACATATTCAAAATTTATGCTCTGAATTAAAAAATCTTACAGAAGAAAACGGAAAAGTAAAAGAAGGATATGAAGGAAGAGTAAATTTCATATTAAACGAAGTTAATGAGGCACTTGGTACAGAATACAAGTTGACAGATGGTGTAATTCAAAAATATGACGAATTAACTAAATCTATTGATAATCTAATATTAAAGAAGAAAGCTCAAACAATATTAGATTCTCAAGAAGAAAAATATAAGAATGCACTAAATGAATATGGGAAAGTTTTAAATAGTCTAGTAGAAACAGAACAGGAATATTTAAATAATAAAGATAAACTATTACAAAAAGAAAAAGAGTTACAAGAAAATCAAGCTAAAGGCGGTATGGAGAATTTAAAACTTACACAACAACTAAAAGAGGAAGTATCAACTTTAAAAGAAAAAACAGACACATATGAACAACAGAAAGAAGTTTTGCAAGGATACTACGATGATATCGCAATATATGAACAAAATGCATCTTTAATAGCAAGTGGAACAGCAGAAAATTTACAGAAGGTTGCTGATAGTGTTAATTATAGTTATCAAAAAAGAAGTAATAGTGCAGTTGAAAATTTGAAAATTCAAATAGCAAACGAAGAATATCAATTAGGAGTGCTTAAACAGAACTTTAAAGACACAGAGGATGATAAGTGGAAAATACAAATCGAATCTAGTGAGAAAAGAATACAAAGTTTAAAAGATGAACTGAAAGCTCAAACAAGCACATTAAATACAAATACTAGTGTTGTTGAAGCATATAAAAGTCTATGTAGCAAAGTGTGCGCTGAAGGAGAAAAGATAGATTTAAGCAATGTGGGAGAAAAATGGATCAAAAGCTTAAATAAAGGATTAAGAGATAATGTAGGACTCTTGAATGGAACAATGACATCTGTTGCCGCGGCATTAAGTGTAAAAACAAACAATATTAATGTATCTTCAACGTCAGGACATGCTGATGGGTTAGCTTATGTTCCTTACAATAATTATGTTGCAAGACTACATGAAGGCGAAAGAGTACTAACTAAAAAGGAAAATGCAGAATATATAAGAAATAATATAAGCAATAAAAATAGTAGAAATGTAACATTGAATATATATACACAAAGTGTAACAGATGGAGAAATAAGGAGAATAAAAAGAGTTATAGAAAGCGATTGGGGTGATAGAATTTAGTATGTTTGATTCTAAAGATATTAGAAATTTTTATTTCGAAAATGAAATAGGACAGAGGATAGATTGCCAAAAGATTGACGGCAATCTATTTTTATACAATGTAACAGGTTTAGGATTTGAAAAAGAAACCGAATATGTGCAAATAGGCAATACTTTTGTGAAGAATAAAGAAAATATAAAGCAAAATATTATAGAAGGAGAATTAGAGTTCTATAATATGACATATGATGAATATACTAATTTCATTGATTTCGTATTATCGTCTAAATCTTTAAAATTAATATACGTACCAAAAATATCTCAAAGAAAGGAATTTTATAGAGATATAGATATAGTTAAAATAGATAAAAATGAAGAAGATGACTATAATGTACTAATATCTCCGATAACAATATACTGTAAATCATTATGGTATAAACAAGATGTTGCTATATATACAATTAAAGCACAAGATGATGAAATTAGATGGGATTTTAGATGGGATAGTAGATTTATAGATTATGATACAAGAACCTTATCTTACATAAATAAAGGACATGTAGAAGCACCTGTTTTAATTGAAATGTTGGGGCATTTAGTAAATCCGAAAATTGAGCTATATATTGAAGGAGAACTGTATCAAACAGTTGCTTTTAATGTAGAAATAGCAGAATATGAAAAACTACTATACAGTACAAAGGAAAATGAGTTTTATATAAGAAAACAAAATACAGATGGAACAATAGAGGATTTATATGATTTAGATTTTATCGACTTTTACAATGATAATGTTATTAGACTACCTTTAAATAAATCTTGTGAAATAAGGTTAAAAGCAGATAATGAAGTATTAAATGCACAAGTAACTATATTAGCTTACTATAAAGCTGTATAAAGGAGTGTTAATATGAACAATATGACAATAAATTTTAATGAAAAAAATTATCTAGCAACTTATAATGAACAAACAGGATATTATGAAGTAGAAATAATAGCACCTGTTATAGGCGGAATATACAATGCAGATATAACATTTACAGATTTAGCAGGTAGAACTTATGAAGATACTCAAAAGGTACAAGTTTTTACTAAAGAAAAAATAAAAATAGAAACTAATAAAGTTTTTGTTTGGATATTTGATTATAAGAACTTTAAAGTAAAAGATATAGTAGAAATAGCAGATTATGAAATATGTATAGACGAAGAAACAAATGCTACTACATTGTTAAAGATTCTTAAGAAAACAAATGCTAAAGCAAGAGACATAATAGCAGTAAAGAAAAACAATGAGGTTGTTTTTTGGGGAGTAATGAAACAAGTACAAAATGAAGATCGGTAAGCTACTTTATGAATTTGTTTTAAAATATATAACAAACATGTTTGATCAAAACGTTAAATTAGAACATGAGGAATTAATAAAAACAACAGGAATAGAAGATTTTATTGCAAAAGCTATAACAGACAATTTTATTTCTAATGCAGATGCATTTATTAATAAAAATTACTTACAAGTAGTTGCGAAGACACATACTAAAAAACAAACGTCTGTAACTAATGTTCAAGACGGAATTTACAATCTACATACATATATGACAAATTGTACACAAAATTATGATATTGTGTACGATTTTTCTATTGTAAATAAAAAATTAGTAATAACAATAGAAAATAAGTCGTATAAAAAACAATTAATAGATGTAAAAGCACATGCAATATCTAATTATTCAGAAGTGTTTGAAACTGATGTAGTAAGTAAAGTAATAGTTTTAACAAGTACACAAACTTATACATTGTATTTAAAAAATGATAGGACTACTACAACGAACATGAATGACACTAACAGAGTAAAAGGTAAAGTAGAAACCGTTTATACGGAAAACTACGAAGATGCACAACAGAAAGCTTTAGATGTGATGAAATCTAATGCTTATAATCATAATATTACATTTAATTTATATGACAAAATAATGAAGATAGGAACACCTATTGCAATAAAGACTAAAGAGTCTTTAATTTTTGATACTTATATATCTGCAATAAGAATAACACCTGCAAAGTTTATTGAGTATACTTGCGGAAATATAAGAATTAAGTTTATAGATAAATTTAATCAAGAGAGGAGAAAATAATATGTTAAAAGGACATGTATTTAGTAAGCAACTATTTGGAAATCCGATTTTTGCACTATTTATAAATACTTTTTTAAACGGAACAAATGGGGTTTCTAACAATTATAAAAACGGAATGCAGGTAACTTATAATGAAAATATAGTAACAATACAAAGTGGGGCAGCATGTATTCAAGGTAGATTTCTAGAAGAAGATACATCTTCTAGCATATCTGCGGGAACAAGCACTGCTTTTTGCAAATTAGTTATAGAGATAGATTTAGATAAAACAAACACAGAAAGTGAGTTTAATCAAGGCGTCTATAAGATAGTAAAAGGTACAAGTAGTTATCCGGTTTTAACACAAACTAATATAGTTAAAAATAATTCTGGAAAATATCAATATGAATTAGCAAGATTTAAAACAGGAGCTAATGGGATAACTGATTTTCAAGATATGAGAACGTTTTTAGATTTTGATTCTATATACAATTCAATAACATCAGAATATAGAAGTATATTAACACAGTTACAAAAAGAACTATCTGAAGTAGAAGATGGAAGTGCTTATATTTTAAACGAAGTAGAAGAAGAAACTGTATCGGGATCGGAAGGAAGTTTAGATGAAGGAAGTTTTTCTTATATAGCAACTTTTAAAAAAATAGGAAAAATAGTAAATGTAACTGTCGCGGTAACGAGTAATATGAAAAACGTACTAATTATTCGTAATATTCCGAGTTTTGCAAAACCTTCAAACAGTGCTAATGGCGATTCAATAGCTAGTTCAGTATTAAAAGACCGCGGAAATATGGGCGGAGAGGGTGTTGCAGCTATATATGTTTCAGAAGAAGGAAATGTTAATATAAAAATATATACAGAGCAAGACAGTGTAAATACAAAAATGAAATTTGTTGGCAATTTAACTTATATATGTTAGAAAGTGAGAAATAAAATGTTTGAGATAAAAGAAAAAATATTAGAACCGAGCAAAATATATGCAGGTTCTAGTTTTTTATTAAAAATACGAGTAAAAAACACATCAAAATTATTAAGGGTAAAAGATATAAATTTTATGTTTGTAAAAGATTACAATATTACACCAATGAATTTATTATCTACAACTAAAAGTAATGCTAATGAAAAGATAGATGGAAGCAGCTATTTTTAAGACTTTAATTAAACGAAAAAGTAGAGAAACAAGAAAAGATAATAAATAAATTATTAGAAAAATTAAATATAAAAAAGGAGGATTTAGATGCTTAAAACTGATTTTTTAGGACTTAATTATCACCCAAACCCGGCTACAAACACAGACGCAGTAGATGCAGAGAAATACTTTAACGAAAATTATTTTACAATAGATGCAAATGCAAAATCTGTTAATGAACAATTAAATAAACAGATTAGCAAAGTTGAACAACTTCAAACTGAGAACAGCGAGTTAAAAGCTCAAATACCAGAACGGTAATGTAGAAGGCAACAGTGTACATATAGAAGACAGTTCGAACTTAGAAATGAAGTGGAAATTAAAAGGTGGGCATAAGCAAGAGACAAGCAGTACAATGCCGTCTGCAGATTATCCGAGTGAAATTGAAACAGTAGGAAGTAATGTGAATCTTTTTTACATAGAACATGACGAAGAAAAAAATGGAATAAAATTCACTAAAAACGTAGATGGCTCTTACAATATTTTTGGAACAGCTACAGCAGACGCATATTTTGGAACATCTCTTTCTATTCAAGATTCAAAATTGATAAATGGTGAAACATATAATATTCATTCAAATATTGCAGTATCGGTTAGTGAAATTGAAATATTAGTTGAAGGTTATAAAAATAACACATGGAGAGGTCATTTGTTGAAAGGAGCTTCTTGTCCGGCTGTTGCTACTGTCAACTTGACAGATTTAACTCATGTAAGATTCGGCATAAGAGTTAAAAAAGGTACGTCTATAGATATATCTGATTTCAAAATAAAACTAGAAAAAGGCTCAACAGAAACACCTTGGTCGGCTTATGGAACAGGATGTACAGAAACAAAAGTGCAAAATAGAAATTTTTTATATTATACTGCTCAAAATCAAACAATTAACGGTGTTGAGTTTTTAATAAATAAAGATAAAAGTATAAAAATAAAAGGAACAGCAACAACAACAACAGATTTTTATTTAATCGGAAATGCAAATACATATGAAGATGTAGGAGTAACAGGAAACTTCAAAATCAGTGGCTGCAAAAGCAATTCGTCGTCAAAGTATATGTTATATATAGTACAAAAAGATATTAACAATAAACTATCTTATTATCAAAATGTGCAAGAGAGTATTAATATAACAATAAAAAAAGGAGATACTTTCAGAGTGTTTATCAGAGTATTATCTCAAATTACTGTTAACGATACTATATTTCCAGCACTTCAGTCATCAGATGACAATAATAACAGTATTTATGTTGAAAGTAAAGAACAAACAATAGTAATGCCGGTTCAGCAAGAAATGCTGCAAGGAGATTACATAGAAGATGTAGAGCATCACGAGTGGGGGAAATATATATTTACGGGAAAAGAAACAATAGAAAATATCGGAAAATCGGGAGATATAACTTTTTTTAAGACATCACTCAGCAATTTATCTGATTTTAATTATATTGATGATAATACTGTAAATTATATGTGTACGCACTTTAAAGCAATTAAAGTAGCAGACAGATTTCAGAATAACACTTTCTTTATAAATATAGAGAAAAAAGTGTCTTTATGTTCTCAAGAAATTACAACAATAGATGCATTGAAAGCATATCTAAAAGCACGATATGATGCAAATGACCCTGTTGTGATTTACTACAAACTAGCAAATGCTATTGACTTAGAGCTAACAGAAGCTCAAAAAGCAGTAAGAGAACAGAAGTTGCATACTTACAAAAACATAACAAATATAAATTTAAGTGATGAATTAGCAAGTATAGATGTAACATATAAAAAAGATTTAGACACAATACTTAATAACTTGCAAGCGCAAATCATAGCAAATGCAAGTGAGGAGGTGACTGAGCAATGATAGATTTAAGCAAAGTATTTAAAAATGCAGTAATAAATTTATACACAAAAGGTGTATATACAGTAGATTATGCAATAATAGAAGCAAGTAAATTAGCAGATAAAAATAAGATAAATGCTACAGACTACGAAGAATTAATTACATATCTAGCAGAAGAGCAAGCAAAATCTATGCAAAAAGTAGAAGAAAAAAATGAAGAGAACGTTGAAACTACAGAAAAAAATATGGAAGCTGTGGAAACTACAGAGGAAACATCTACAGAAACTGCAGAAGAAAGTGTGGTGGAGTAGATGGACGAAAAATATATACAAATGATAATAGAAGCAAATCAAAGTGTAAAATCTGCTCACCATAGATTAGATAAAATTGAAGCTGAAATTGGGGAAATAAAGGAGTTAACAATAGCAGTAAAAGAAATAGCAATGGAAACAAAAGCAACAAGAGAAGATGTAAATGATATGAATAGCAGATTAAAAATAGTAGAGGAGAAACCGGCAAAAAATTGGGAAAATTTAATAAAAACAATAATAACTCGGAATTGCAACAGCAGTTCTGGGTTATTTTTTAGCGAAATTAGGGTTATAGGAGGGAAATTTTATGAATAAGAAAATTTTAATAATAGTTGCTTGCATATTAGCTATTCTAGGTGCTTTATGTGGCATATATTTACCAGATTCAGAAATGAATGATACTATTAGTACAGTTCAAAATATGGTTATAGATGAAATAAAAGTAATAAATAATCAATCAACTACTGAAATTCCAGAATTAACAGAAAACGACGAACAAACTGTAGAAGTACAAGAAACAGAATCAGAAGTTTTTGAAGAACAAGGAGAAATAGCTTATAATGGTTCTGATAAAGTCCCAGAAGTAAATGTAGGAGAATATGCAGGTTTAACCTATTATTCTCAAATGGATAATAGATGGAAAAATAAAATGTATTCTATAATAGGAGATTCTAACCAAACAATAGGAAATTCTGGCTGTGGTCCTACATCTGCAGCAATGGTGGTGTCTAGTATTAAGGGAGTAATATCACCCGAAACAATGGCAAATTTGTATGTACAACATGGATATCGCTCGACAAACAATGGTACATATTGGAGTGCGTTCAGATGGACTGCAGATGCATTTAATATAGATTATAAAGAAACATCAAGTTTAGATACAGCAATTAAATTAGTAAAAGATAATAATTATGTCATAGTAAGCTGTGGAAATGGATTATTTACATATGGAGGACATTTTATCGTAATTGTTGGTGTAGAAGGAAACACACTGAAAATATATGATCCTTATCTCTATAGTGGGAAATTTAATACAAGTACTAGAAGAGGAAAAGCAAATGTAGATGGTAATACTGTTTATGTATCAATAGATAATTTTAGAAATTATGCAAATGCTAGAGGATATTTCTGTTTTAAAAATGATAGAACAGAAATAAAGGAAAATACTACAGCTACAGTTGTAACTAATAACATAACATCTAATGTGACAAATGTAAATTATAATGTAAAAGTAACAGCTAATAGTGGGCTTAATATAAGAAATGGTGCAAGTACAAGTTACAGTAGAGTCGGAGGATATTCTAAAAATACAGTAGTAACTATATTGGCAGAAAGCAATGGATGGGGAAAAACTGATAAAGGTTGGATTTGTTTAAGCTATACCAGTAAAACTATAAGTGATACAACGATAGTTCAAAACAGTTCAAAATTTAACAGTTATACAACAGGAACATATAAAGTAACTGCATCAGTATTAAATGTTAGGACAGGTCCATCAACCAAATATTCAGCAAAAACATATTACCAATTAACTGCTAATGCCAGAAAACAAAATAAGAATTTAGGAAATTACTATACTAATGGATATAGGAAGGGTACTATGTGTACAGTATCAAAAATATCTGGAAATTGGGGATTAACTCCAAGTGGCTGGATATGTTTAGGTTACTGTCAGAAAATAAAATAATAAAGTAGAAGAGGATAATTAATATATCCTCTTCATAATAATATTTCCTTCACTATTTTCAATATTATTTTTAAGTAACAATTGTTTTATTTTATTATCATATTTTAAATCCCATCTCCAAGGCCTTCTCAATTGTGAAAGTAAAGTATATAGTTGATTTGATATATTGATTATATCCTGTCTTATAGCTTTTTGATTGTTAATTGAATAATCATAAGTCAATTTTTTTAACTTATCTTTTAAATCTTTTTTTAAAGATTTAAAGTATGTAAAATCTAAGTCACAAGCAATTAACTCCATAGAGTTTAATCTGTAAGCATTATTCTGAAAATCAAATAATATCTCTTCGTATGAACTAGTAAATTGTTTTAATCTTGTTTTATTAAAGTCTATATTAAATTCCGAATTATTTATATAATTAAAAAAGTTATCGTAAATATCCTCATACAAAAATATATAATAATCATCATAATTAAGATTTACAAATTTTAATATAGATTCAGTTAAAGTATCTGCTAAATAGTAGTAATAACTATAAAAATTAAACTGATTTTCTAAGTTTCTTTTTCTTTCTTTTTCTTCTTTAATGACATGAGAAACATAAACTATAACTATAGAAGTTATAATAGTTCCTTTAGTTTCCCATATTGCATCAAAAATGTTATTATATAATGTAATATGTTTTCCAATAAAATAAATAATTGTAATGTATAAGAGCATGATTATCAAAGTATAAATAATTGAACTTGAATATTTAATTAGTCTTTTTAAAAATCTTCTACTTCTTACAATATATTTTAAATATAACTTTATAAGCAATATTTTTAAATATATCGTTTTAGATACTGTAGAAGATATGTGCTTATATGTCAAAATATAAGATTTTTTCATAAAATTTCTCCCGTATTTTTCTATTGATTATATAAATATTTTGTAATAAAATCAATATTCTTGTCGAAAAATTGTGTAATTATATTGTTGAAAAATAACGTAAAGCTGATATAATATAAAAGACATATAGGAGGGAGATACTATGAATAATATAAAATTAACATATGGTAATGAAGGATTTAAAGAAATAAAAGATTTTCTAAATCAAAATTATAACGAAACTTATACATTGTCTATTTATGATATGCTGCAACAATCAACAGTTGAAATTGAATGTTCCATTAATGATATGTTGCCTATTATTATGAAAATAGTAAATATTGAAAAAGACTTTCCAGATTGGATAGGAGTAAACGAAATATCTGAATCATATGTAGTTGGAATGAACTTAACTAGAGGACACATACACGCACCAGGTATATATGAATTTGTAGATGGCGAGCTAAAAGAAAATAAATTCTAAGAGACTAGCAATAGTCTTTTTTATTAACAGCAAAATTCGACAGACTTTTTAAAAATTATATGCTATACTAAAAATATAAATTAAAATAATGAATAAAATATTTTTTGAGAGAGAGACTAGCACACGCTAGTCTTTTAACATGTTCGACAAAATTCACGATACAAAGTAAACATAAAATAGTATAATTGTAGTAAGAGGTGATTCATATGAAAAATTATAGAATAGAGTTGCTTATTACAAAAAATCGTGCAAGATTAGAACGAATGATAAAAGAAGATTATAGCAAAAATAAAATTTTAAGACAGAGTCAAAAGTTAGATAAGTACATAAATATAATAATGAGAGAACTAGTAAAATAGTTCTCTTTTAGCATAATAAATAAAGTTCTGCAAATACTAAAAGCGGTGATTTTATGAACTATTATAAAAAAAGTTTAAGAGAATTTAAAAGAGTGTTAAAGAAGAATAAAAATATAACAAAAGAGGAATGGGACAAATATGCAGAAGAGAATTGTTTGTTTAGTAGTTTTACTTTAGAAGCGCATAGAGATGTAAATAATTTTGAAGAACTGAAGAAGATGTATATATTTTAAAGAAAGCACAAATACTAAAAACGGTGATAATTTGTGAATGTATATAGAAAAATAAGATCATTGCAAAGAAAAATAGATGCAAGTATTGCAAAAAATGGATTAAGTGATATTAAAACGGTAGAATTGAGCTTAGAAATAGATGAATTAATAAATAATTATTATAAGCAAACAAAAGTAAGAGAATATCCTAAAAGTAGTCCGATTTTATATTATTATAATGTAAGCTATAGTAGACTAAAAGATTTAACACGAGAGAGAAAAAAGTTTCCAACTGTACAAGAATGGAATAGTTATGCTAAAGAAAATCGATTATTATCTACTGAATCTATTAAATATATAGCAATGCAGGAATGGAATTATATACAAATAAAAGTAGAAAGAGAATTGAATATGAATATTTTTTGAAAAAAATTTAAAAAAATTTTGTGTAGTATTATCAAGTACTACACGTTTTTTATTTCCTAAAATATCCCAATTCGTGTCGAATACGACTGCTCGTTTCTTGACGGATTTTTTTTAAAATTATAAGATATATAAAGAAGTCGACAGATGATATAAATTATTACATAATCAGCTAAAAAACAAAAAAGGAGATAGCTCAGCGGCAACTGAAACTATCTCGGGAAGTATACATTCAAAAACTATATACAGTTTAAGTATACTTCCGTTTTCGACAATTGTCAAGAAGAGGAGGAATACATATGGAAAAGGAAATTTTAGAGGAAATTGTAAAAGAAATGAGTAAAAAATATGATAAAAAGGAATTAGTTATTGAAACAATGATATCACAATGCATGACTTTGGGACTAAATAAAGATGATTCAATTCAAATGATTACACAATTCTACAAAATAAATTAATTTTGTTACTAATTTGTTACTAATAAGATGATATTAGATAGATTTACACGAAACAATAAAAACGATTTAAACCTAGTAGTATCAACACTTTTGTTGATATTGCTAGGCTTTGTGATTTTACACAAAATATATCAAATCTGACCAGTCAAATTAATCATAAAAAATAAAAATCGCCATATTTCAATACTTATAGCGATTTTTGATAACCTTGTGTTACTAATGTGTTACTAACTATTTGACACT